GATTAACTCAATTTAAAGCAATCAGCTGAATCATAGTAACCGACCAACGGGTTCTTGATCAGCGACCAGTTGTTCGCTTCGACTCAAAAAGCACACAAGTGCGTAATCAATGGTGATTACACTAAAATCATAGTCGATAAGAATGACAACTATAGCTTGGGTAACGAACAAGATATCGATAAGCGTAAGCTGTCGAATACCGTGTTCGCGAAATTTGTGGGTTAGGCTAAAGCCGCTGAGAATGGTAATGTAAAACATACCATGGATCTAGCATGGGCTGATGCGATCATCAAGATGGGCAAAAACGATAAATTCTTCTTTAAGAATTTCGACAGCTGGCCACCCTAAGCATAGGCTTATGGATGGAAAAACGGCCATTTGTCGATTGAAGATAAGCTGAAAGCTGTCGATGATATAGGAGATGTCCTCAACATCACGATGCGACTCAGTAACCTTTCTCTTAAACAACACAATAGAGTCAAGAATGGTGATATTTCGTCAATCGAGACTGATGAGCGTGGTGAATATTGTTTAGGCGATAAAGATGACGTTAACTGGATATAAATTTATGCCACATATTTCAAGAAACTTGTCGGTTGTATGAAGGCAAGAGAAAACGGCACCGTGAAACATGGTGTTGAAGAAGCATGGGATGAAGCCGTCCGCGCGATGGGCAAAAACAAGATCCTGTTCTTCAAAATGAAAGATTTGTGGCCACCAAAAGCTAGAGAACATTTAAGATTCGAGGAATATAGGAAGCACGAAGTGTTCTCGGGCAGGGAAGAACAATATCTCGAGATAGACTGCAGTATCGCAAAATAGAATCTCCTGACTAATCCTTTCCCAAATGATGGCGAATACATAAAACTCACTGAAGATGGCTCAATGACTGCATATAGACTTTCGATGAAAAATTTGAAGGCTAATAACTGCACGTATCAATAAGCTGACTCCAACGTTATACTCATTTCTCCTCCAGACTAGTACTGCTTCGTGAAAGCAATGGCGCATTTTGCTTGGACAGAGCCCCACGTCAATTTGACTGCTTGCGAAGATGTTTTTGCCGCAGGTAAAGCTAGTGCTGCAAAAGGAACTTTTGGCCATACTTGCGAGTTTATTGAATAAGTGACAAAAACACTGAATATGTCATGCATGACTTTCAAATAATTCAGTGATACTGTAGCTTCAATCAAAAAAGAGCAACTTGAGAAGAAGTGTGTGACTAGGAATAAGACAAATCTTTTTCCATGCATCGTCCTCTACGAGAAACACGCTTGTGTCGCCGTTCTGAATAACCGCTACAATGACAAGTTGTATTCGTATTAGTCTCTTTGCGATGTGCTCAACATTGTTGCAGCTTAAGCTAACGCTACATAATCTGACTACTAACCATTAGCTCTTGAGAATAACGCTACCATCAAATTGTAGAAGCTAACTAGATCAGTGCAAAAGCAAAAAGCTGACCATAAAAGAGAGAAAGCACTCCTTCAAGAGAAACTTAAGAGAGCAGAAGCGTAATATATCTCTCCAGAGGAAAACTTCGTAAAAACATTCATGTTTGCTTTCAGGAAAGAATTAAAAATCGATCCTGCTTATCTCCCAAATGAACATGAGGATGATCCAAAGATGGCTTAATATGTCATGGATTTGAAGTTGGGCCTCAAGAAGAGTATAATTGTACCTCGAATTCAGTCGAAAACGAGTTATATATATTTGGCTTCTTTTCAGAAGAAAAAACATATAGATGTGTTTGCTCCAGGAGAATTAAAGGAAACGAGAGTTTATCACCTCAGGAATGATATAATTGACTCCCATAAGCCCATAATTGACAAAGATCAAGTGAATACTATACGTTAGCTAAGTTTAGCGAAGCATAATTTTCCGGTCATTTGTGGTCGTCGTAAGGAGGCTTTACTCAACCATCGTGACTTTATTCAGAACTATACATACGCTGAGAAAGAAGCTAAATTCTCAGTATACACCGAAGATGGAGAAACACCAACAATGAAAGAGGTACACAGATAAGCCACCACGGAGCTAACGACAGGATTGGTAATTAGTATGCACACTACTCCCGTTCCCCGAGTGACCAACATCGAAAAGGATAAGGCTAGGAATAATCCCTTCTAGACAAGACCTTGTAGAATAACGGAAGACGGTCTGATCCACCAAAACATTGAAATCAACATTTAAGGATAATTGCCTGTAGATTTCATGTCGATGGTAACAACTTATGGTTTGAACTTGCACCCCGATTAGAAAAAAGTCGCTGCACATACAAGTGGTGGACATACTGCATTAAGGACTGTCGTAAATCTGATGCTAGCTGAATAATACGATTAAGCGATACGAATGTGTCTATAGAGACGTCCCAACGACCTAACTCAAGTGAAGATAGTCTGCCCAGGTGACAAATTCATGAAGACAACAAGCATACTCGACAACTGTTTTGCAATGGACAAACGCAAGTGGTATCCAATTCTTGACACTATGACAGCCTAATAGAAGTTGGTTGCGCAAGCTGCTCAAGATCAATTTGATTTGGACGTATAGACTACACGAAACAAACCTAATTTCGAAAATATGAGCAATTATGTGCGTAATAAACTTTTCCTGACAGAACACAAACGATTTGTTGGTCATAACGAGCTCGCAGTGAAATTGTTCATGAATAGACGTCACATCGAACATGTCTCAATTAGACCATCGGACACTCAGTATGATATTTCTTACTACATTCAAAATTTGCACAAATGTCTGAATAAGAGATGGCAACCAGGTCACATCAATCACCGTTACCAGGTGGGCTATATAGAAGATCATGACAAAATATACAGACATGCATAAGTCTTGTATCTTCTGTGTGACGTCCATTACTATCTACATGGCTGGAAACCTAGCAATACAAAACCAGAAGATCACTTCAATGCCGTCGGTGGTAATTTTTTCCCGGTGCCAGGTGAATACAACCTTCCATTCAATGAAGGTATGTACCATATAGATGGTGAGGCAAAAGTCACTTTCACATCAAGACGATCAGGTCAATCATATTCGCATGACCTAGTGCATTTGACCAATCCTACAACGCAGATCCATTTTGGATGGTATTCAATCGTCTGTTCATAAGGTCATTCGAGTGATTTTGAGATATACAAGTACGCACCAACTGGTTTTAATACCACTAATAGCTTGTAATCATCCTACATAGTCAGACAGCTAGATGAATTGAAGGGCTCAAAAACTGCTACTATGGCTAAAGCATAATTGCCAGGTCTATGGACCGTGTAGGATACAGAAGATCTCATAGCTGCTATGGCTCGCAGTGAACAACTGTAGAAGATGACCCATAAGGAACAGATGCAGATTTTTGGACTTTTTTCAGTTCCTATCACTATTAGACAATATGAGTATAAAGAGACGTTCTACTCCTCTTGGTACTATTTAAATGAATTCGCCACAGCTTTGTGTGGACCCTATGTCGAATGTGATTACAAGGACATCCTTTCTCCTACAACGAGAGTCTGCAATTTGAAGATCGGTAAGTAGGAATATTAGAGGAATTTGAGGATAGAGTCCGCAAACCCACTCAACGAGCCTGGCCTACTAGGTATATTTGGAAGAGACAATACCAATGTGCCAGAGTGTCATATAGTGGGAAAGAATGTCAACGTGAATGACATCGTGATATGTAGACCAAAAACAAACCATGAATTGACTATGATATATTGTGGTAGAGACGAGCGCAACAAATTGGACGCAACAGTAACGAACGATTAATCTAGTAGTGAAGTGTCACCCGTCGTGCAAATCGATAACAGATCCACGCCCCTGCTCAATGAAGTGAGTAGAGGATAAGAACTGTGTATCTACTTATAATATGCATAACCTAATTGGAAACAACTTGTGGAAGCTTACGGTGATCATGTGAAGGCTAAGAAACCGCCCAAGATGAAGCCACAAAAAGAATATAATGCTGATAGTCACATTAAAATGGAGGAATATTATTAAATCAAGAGACCCATTTTTGAAGAG